TCCAACGGCATTGCAACTTGGGCCAATCGCTCGGGTGGTTACGGGAATTCGTTCTCGTTTCTAACCGAAAAGATGACCCAGAGTGCGAAGTCGGAAGTTGTCCGTTTCGAGTTCAAGCTTACGGTGCCGGTGGTCGAGACGGTGGGGACGGCCAACGCTGCGATCGGAGACCTGCTGAGAACCAGCACGTTCTTCATCACCGCGTTGATGCCCGTCAACGGAACCGCTGCCGAGCGTACTGATATGAAGGCCCGCCTGGTATCTTTGGTCGCCTCGCTTCCGTTCACGGATGCGGTTGGTAACCTTGATCCAGCCTACGGGTAAGGGTGTGACTATGGCTTCTCGCCATAAATCTCACTTTTTACTTCATTTTCGGCACGCTCAATTTTCACGAGGATTGAATCCACATGAAGAGCAAAAGTTCCCACCCCGGGTTAACCGGGATGTACCGCCGTTTCGAAAGTGCCGCAACGTGTATAGCAGAGAGGATTTACTCTTCTCTCTGTTCTCCTCTCGCCGAACGAGCTCATAGACTGTCCAGAAGTGGGCAGTTTATGGAACTTGTTTCGATGACTGCTGATCCTTTGCAGTACACCGATGCAGGTCTCTTCCGTGATGACTATCTCGCGTGCGAGTTAATGTCGAAGTTCGATTCATTCGAACTTGGTGTTGATCGTGCGCAGCTAGCTTTCGATAAGTTTCTTTCTGCAGAGGAACAATGCAGACGTACTAATGTAGATTGGTCAGAACGCTACGTGTCGGGTTTAACTACCCCCTACACGCCCGAGTCTTTCCTTTGGACTGCTCGCGTTAAAATAGCTAGTATGCTCGGCCCCTTTGATTGGGACGAGGCGTCTGCTCGCTTTGGATTCGGACCAGGGGCTTCTACTTCCCTTGGACGTGACCGCGGCGATGCGTACTTCAAATTTGGGGTTGTTCGGCCCCACACGACGAAGGCAAACTCCTTGTTAGCCCTTGCTGCCGTGAAAAGCAGTCCGGGGTGGTTTAATCACCTCCTCGGTACAAGGTCCCGTGACGACTTCTTGAATCTACCCACCATGAAGCAGGTGGAAGAGCTCTTCGAGATCGTTCGCGGAAATAAGGTTACTACTGTACCTAAGAGTGCCAAGATCGACAGGGTGATTGCAATCGAGCCTGACTTGAACATGTATGTTCAGAAGGGTATTGGTTCAGTCCTCCGTAGTCGGTTGAAACGTGTAGGAGTTAACCTTGACGATCAAACTTGGAATCAGCAGCTAGCGCATCTTGCCAGTTCAACTGGTGAGTACGCAACTATTGACCTG